GAAAAGAACGGAGACACATGGCTTGACCAGTCGCTTGCTGGTAGTAACCCTGAGCCTCGGAATGTTGCAACAACTGACGGCCATATCATGCGTTGTGCCATTGCAAGCGTATCAACAACAAGGCCATGCAAAACAGTTGAGTTTGGCATCAGATCTACCTTAGGCACGCGCATTAGCGGGCTAACTAATTTTGACACTACCAAAGGTTACGATGAATGCGATAACCGTGCGTGTTTGGATTACAAAGGGAATATTTTAAACGAAGGTACGGCTCTATACACTGACATACATTCTTCAAACATTGTCTCAACGACTGTTGAACGGTATAGCTTTTTCTACATCAGCTATCGAGCTGCTGGAACTTCTGGAACATTCACACGACTAAATAACGCATACGGGATTCGGGGCGCAACGTCACAGCAAATATTTAATTACATTCAGCTTGACATGCCTAGCGTAAAGCAATGGGAGTACCAGATTGAACCGCTTACGGGATACGAAGTTCGCAATCATGTGACAGGCAGTTTATACGTCTTAGACGCAAGTTACATATTTGGAACTACCCAACTGGTTTCGGAAACAGGCGGGATTAGCGTGCTATTTACAGGCGTAGGAATTACAAAAAGCGCAGACACATTTGCGATCAGTATTGGCCGCAGACCAGCCGCTGAAGGACAGTTAAACTACCCACAAACAGATGCAGACTTCAGTAACGGCGATACTTCGTTGATAGACAGTTGGGGCAAACTAGCCGAAAATTTTGTTTACGAAGAGATTTCGTCTTCTGCTGAGTCAGGGCCAGAGCATGAAATTGTCTACATTAATGAAATTGTTCCAAACTCCGCTCAAGCAAATTACGACAACCTCGCACTGCTAGGCGTCAACATCAATTCTTCAGTGGAATGGCAACAATTTAACCAATTCAGCTGTTATGTCACAGGCGGTAAAACCTGCCGTCAACTGCGGAGCAGCTTGGCCGTAGGAGCAACGCATTTACTCCCAGACATTGTGTTGGATTTAATGACCAACAGCACCTATGGAAGAGGCGACTTAATCACTGACGATATGGTGAACCTCACTGAGTTCACTGCTGCTGCTAATTGGTGTTACTCCCGCAAATACTTCTTTGATGGCGTAATAGCTGACAAGGTCAACATCCGTCAATGGTGCGCTGATGTTGCAGCCACGCACCTGCTGATTTTTGGCGAGTCTGACGGCAAGTTCTTCCTGCGTCCAGCTCTGCAGTTCGACGCTGTTGCAATCACGGGCCTGTTTACTGCAGGTAATATCGTCGAGAATAGCTTCAAGCTTCAGTATTTCGACCCTGAAGAGCGTGACCCGATCCAGGTTTCGGTTCGTTACCGTGAAGAACGCGCAAGCACAAATCTGGATAACCCAGGCATGTTCCCGACTGTGCGTGAGGTGTTGGTGCGTGAATCATCAGCGAGCGAGACAGTATCGCTAGAAACCATCGATATGTCTGACTATTGCACCAGCCGACAACATGCCATTGATGCAGCCAAATTTGTTGTGAGAATGAGGCGCATTCCAACTCATACTGTTTCGTTCACAACAACGCATGAAGGCGTTTTGATGGCAATGGCACCGGGCGATTACATCAAGGTGGTAGGCATGGATGCAACTGAATACGATGAGTTCAATAATGGCGTCGTAACGCCTGAAGGTGCATTAGTCAGTACAAAATCATTAGCCGATGGTTCCTATGCCGTAATCGCTTGGAACGGTGATGCCGATACAGCACCAGCGGACACCACGCTGGCTGTCAGCAACAGCGGCAAAACTGCAACACCTACAGGAGTTGTGTTCACCGTTAAGCTTCCCAGCACACAGGTTCGCACTTATCAGATTGAGCGCATAACTCCAACTGAAGAAGGCACGTTTACAATTGAAGCAGTACACATGCCAACCAACAGCTCAGACATTCTGGAGCTAGCAGATGGCTTTGATACCGCTAGCAACTGGAGCACCACCTAATTATGGCGACGACGTTCCCCAGCATCGCACCAACAAGACGCAGCTTCGTTGCGCCAACATGGCCCACTAAAACGCAAACTTCTCAATCCGGCGTGATCACCCGGAGGCTCTGGGGCAGCAGGCCCAGCCAAGCAAAACTTAGCTTGACATTTGGCAACATCAACGACACCAACACAGCAGCAATTCTTAGCGCATACAACACAGCAAAAGGTTCAGTCGATAGCTTGACGCTGCCGACGCAGATATTCGCTGGAGCGGACGCGACCTTGGAAAGCTGGCTAAATGCCAGTGCAACAGGTGCGGGGCTACTGTGGTCTTTTAGGGAAGGGTCGTCGCCACAAGTTGAAAGCGTCGCCCCAGGTCGTTCCAATGTGACTGTTGAATTGACGGCAGAGCTTAGAATGAGCTAACAGGAGTACAAAATGGCAGTCACCAGCACAACAGGCAACTTTGCGATCACCGGGCTCGACTCGACGGTTGTGGTTCGTGACGCAAGCATTGATATTTCACGCGACACACTGGAGACCACAAACTTAGGTGAATCAAGCAGGGCGTACGCAACGGGGTTGCGTGGTGCATCAGGTAGTGCAACTTTGCTCTACGAAAACAGTCTGCTTGATGATGTTTACGCCAAAATCAATACTGATTCGCAAGGCAGCATCACCGCAACGCTGACGCTGACCACAGGTAAGACGATTTCAGGCAGTGTGTTGATTACCAGTGTTGGTTCAACCGTGACTGTCGGTGACGTTACAATCACAAATGTTGCATTTACGTTTACTGGTGACCTAACTATCTCCTCAACGTAATGGCAGTCCTCGGCACATTCGGTAAAGTCGTATTTAACCGTTCCGCACCTACGCCCGTTGCGGTTGATATTACTGCGCTTAATCAAGACAAAAATATCATCTCGCTGACGACAACAGGCTTCCGCAGTGGTGACCTGGTTGAGGTTGCCAGCATTGACAACTGGCCAAATGTAGATCTTACTTATCCGCCATTAGTGCCGAGCTATGCGGATGTTTTTGACTACCCAGATTATCCTGAACTTGTTGGCTATAGCACTGCATATCCGTCGGAGTTGCTGCGGCCATATCGGTGGTTGGCGACTGAATATAACGATGCGTTGACTACGGAGAGCGGTGATGTTATTGCAGTTCAATCGGAAAAAGACGCAACGCCATACCGCAATCGGTTGTACGCGCATGTCGACGTACTAAATCGTCTGTCGTTCTACCGCACTCGTGCAGCGGCGCTGGCTGGCGCGAACGACGTAACACGCGATGCCATTGATCAATCTGACTTTACGCTGGACCCGACCGCTCCGATTGAACTGCGTTTGGTTAATGAGTGGAAACTAGAAGCATGTTTGCAAGGATGGAATTTAAGTCTAAATTCAAACGAAATCGATACTACTGGTCTTGGCGACAAGTTTTTTGATGGTGTTAAATCACTAATACAAGGCGGTGGTTCGTTTGATTTCTTGGTTGAGCGCGAGGCAAACGACACTCGTAACACAGCAATTATTAATCAAAGCCAATACGCGAATGCTCGCTGCTTTGTTGACGTAGACCAAAATATAACTTACAGCAATGCGGATATTGTTGGCACCGCTGGCAGTATTGCAGACTACGGCCCGAACTACAACGATTCGAGCTTAGATGCGGGTGTGACCGCCTATGACAACGCAGATATTACGCCACGCAATGCGATCGCGGTTTGGTCAGCTCAAGCCTTAGCAACTGTCGGAACCAGTAATTTGCTGCGCTTGCTTTTGAATACAAATGAACAGTCTGAAGCCGAAGCTCAGTTTTGGATGATTGACAGCGATGTATTGAGTCGCGATAGCTACAGCAACGGGTTGGAGCCAGGCGATTTGTATTATCAAGCTCAGGTGATGCTAACAAGCAGTGCCGTCAGCGTTCGGGCGGCAGACGTAATCACTGGTTCAGCCAGCTTCGTCACTGTGCGAGACGTGCAGTTGTATGAAGGTTAGACTGTCTTTACAT